TTGGTTAAATCAGATAGGTCTAAAATTTGAGCAACAGTATTTGATCTACCAATACCTTCACCGACATCGACTCCTATGGCATAAAATGATTCAGGATTTGGTTCCTCGAAAATTTTATAATTTCCGTTATCCATTACAAGTATGGGTTCTTTACATTGAGCTTTTAATTCGGCTAAAAGATTTGGATCGATTGCAGTTTTATTTGGATCATGGAATACATTGGCAAATTCTTGATCGAAATCTTCCTGAGAACCCATTGCGGATATGGTTTCTTTTTTCCATGCCTCGTCACGACCGGGCACATCCCACCAATTCACCACCTCCAAGTGCCAATCACTATTTGGTTTTTGTGATTCTTGATACAATTCATAAAATTTATTATCCGTACCATTTGGTGTACTAATAATAACCAATTGTGATTTTTTAGAAGAGGAAATAATAGGAATAGCAGACTTCCAGAGTTCATTCATCAATTCATTTGGACAATGTGCCATTTCATCAATAATAAGAAGGTTACTCGTAGATCCGCGAGGTCCAGCCGATGATGTTGTACTAATTTTGATAGAAGAATCGTTTGCTAATTGAAATCCATCCTTTCTCCAAGATTTCACACTGGGTTTCATCCAAACAGGAAGTTGTTCAAATGCCATTTTTATTCTTTCGAATATTTCCTTTGCAGTGGATTCTTTATTTGCAACAATTGTTATTCGCTTATCTGATTGGAAACAAACAATCCATAGTGCATAAATTGTTATGGTAGTGGTTTTTCCGCTTTGGCGAGAACTCAATACGATATTAAAGCGTTCATTCTTAAATGCTTTTAAAAGTCTTTTTTGATATTTGTATAATTCTATTTTCTTTTTACCTTCGTCCAAGGTTGTTATATAAAAGTATTGTTCTGCAAAGTGTAATATGCTTTTATTGCATAGTTTCAATTCTTCGATCATGGACTCTGTCCATTTGAATTGAGAATTTCCTCTTAAAAGATTTTCATTTCCTTTATAGAAAGAACCGTCTACAATAATATCCTCTGGATCTATATCATCGACGTTTTGCTCTAACTCTTCATTCTTTTTTCTTCTTCCCATATACAATAAATACTTATGTAAATAATGAAAAAATTAAACTTTGAAGATTGTTTTAGTAAGACTAAAATAAATAAAAATTATGATTATATCTTTGATTATAAAACAAATTGGAATTTTTATAAGTTAAATTTAAATAAAAAAGATAGTTTATGGTATAAATTACAAGAAAAAATAGATAGTATTTGCGATGATAGCGAAATAACAACAGAAGATATTGAAAAATTTTTAGATGAAAATCCAGATATTGAATTTGAATTTGAATTTTTTAATGAAATGATGCCTCATATATTCTTTTTTAAAACTGAAGGTAGAATATATTGTTATTCTTGTGATATAGTAGAATCAGAAAATAAAAATTTAACACACACTATGGCTAGATTTTATTTTGATATAGAGAAATTTTATTAATTTTTAATTTGCTTTTTAATTTCGTTTATTATGATATAAACATATTCAGATTTTAAATATTTTATCTTTGTTCCTGCTTCTGGCATCTTTATAGGATTTATTATTTGGTTATATGAACACAACAACCACCATAAATCCATATTTCCATATATTTTATATGATATGGAAACCCAAGTGTCATTATAATCTACAACATATGTTCCTTCTATTTGTGTATTTTCAGCAGGAAATATATTAATGTTTCTCAAAAGATTATAATATCTCATATCACTTTCTTCGTCGTTATAAATATTGAAAAAATTTTCATATCTATAAACCGAAAGTTTTGGTAAATCGTTTATGTTATTTTGTGTTTCCATTATGGTTTAGTTGTTGTATCCGTTTTTTCTGTAGCACCAGCAGCTTTTAAAGTTTCTCTCACTGCACCAATCCCTGCCTCGAAATTTTCTGTTACTATATTTTTAATACTTCCAATAACTTTTACAGAATTTTCTCCAATAGCTCCAGCAAATATATTTGAACTTGTTGCTACCAATTGAGTTATTGTTATTGATACTTTATATGCTTCTGGTATTAATATTGTAGTATTTCCAAATTCTGATAGTTCTCTAGTAGTTCCAATACTCTCTATGTCCAAACTTGAAATATATGCTGCTGGCCAATCCAAACCACCCAAACAATTTTGAGTTTTTACTTTATATATTTTTGGTGGAATGTAAGTCAAAAATGTATTTCTGGTTTTTAAATTTTGAAAAGTTAATAAAGAAACTAGCATATAGTTGTCATATGCTTCTTTTAAAGTTACTGTATTATATAAAGGAAACGTAACGGTTAAAGATTCTGCCTGTGTTCCTGTAAATGTTTGAGCTTCTTCTAATCCCATGTCTCCCATAAAACCAACCGCTAAAGACAAACCTACGCCTAATGCTGTTCCTAAATTATTTTTGGGGTTTTTTCCATTTCCTTTTAAAATTTCTTCTATTGAAAAATTAGTTTTCCCCCAACTATTTCTTATACTTCTTATTTTATCTCCGCTTTTTATTAAAAGTGGTAAGTTATACTCAAATCCAGTTGGATTTCCATTATATAATATGGAATATGGATCTAGTTCTCCATCCCTAAAGGTAGCAACTGCTGTATTAGCAATTCGGGCTAACATTTGTGTCCATACACCAAATTCTAATTCATATTCTTTTAAAGAAACAGAAGGAACCTCTTCGGTACTACCGGAATTTTTCCATCTAAAACCATCTACGACATTTATTCTTCCACTACCAGTTGGAACAGCCTGCAAAGGACTCTTAGATATATTAATATATGGGATTTCTATAGGAAATGGTTTTGATTCTAAACGAAACATATATATACTTATTAAGCAAATTCTCCTTGTATCGACCTTCTAAAGTTATAGATAGAATCTGGTCTGGTTCCACTTAAAATAACATCCATCATATTAGATCTTTCCCCTGAATTGTTTGACACTACTACAGGTGATGACTCTGTATTTATATTTTCTAATTTTTCTGGTATTTTATAAATTCCTTTGTTTATAGATTTTGCTAATTCGGTTAATTCTTTTAATGCTCTATCAAATACACCATCGGTTTTATATGCCAATACATTATCACCTTGATCCAACACATTCGCGGTGTTTGTATTTTTATCAAATAATATAGAATTTGATTGTGTGCTTGTCATTAAACTTCTAAATGAAAAGTCATCTCGTTTTACATCAGCTGGTTTATTTTTATTTATTTGTTGTTGTAAAATCTCTAATTTCTCTTGTAATTGTTTAATATATTCTGCTTCTGCATTCATTTTTGCTGTAATAGCATGATTTTCATAATATTGTTTTCCCCCACCTCCAATCCATGCAGTTAAATCTGTTAAAGTTTTAGAATTAGCTAATATTCCTTCACTTTTTTGTTTAAATTCTGGTACTGTCGATTTATTGTAATTTTCTAAAGTAGAAGATAATTCTTTTTTAGTTTTTTCAAAATCTTCTTCTAAAACTTTTAAATCAGTTTCTTTTTTTGAATTTTCTGTTTCTGTTTTTACACCAGAAGATTTACTTAGTACTTTATTAGCATCATCATAATAATCCATTAGTGAAAATGGATCTTCTTTATCAGAACCATCTAATTCAATCCCCATAAAATTTGCAATTTTATGCCTAATACCAAACCATGATGGAAACCATCCTAATATTGTTTTTAACATATCTTTTTTAAGATTGTTTATAAATTTATTAACATCAAGACCTACAAATTCGTTTTTATCATTGGTACTCGCTTCTAATAATGATAGCATGATTGATGGTAATGCACCAAACAATGGAAATTTTGTCATTTTTGATAGACCTTGTTTTACTTCTCCTGTATTTCCCCCAATAATTCCCATTGACCATTGAACAAATCCTTCTAAACTTGATATAACTCCACCTATTAGTGGAGTTTCCTTAATAAAATCATAAATTTTAAAACCTAAATCTTTAAGATAATCCATTTTTATAGCTTGCTTTTCTTCCATTGTTGTTGCTCCACCTGCTTTATAATCTAAAAATGCATTCAAAGCCGATGCACCAATAGATAAAGGTAGTGCAAATGGTGCAAGAGGAGTAAATGACAATAAATTTGAAAGACCACCAACTAGATCAATTATACCTGCTACTGTATCTCCTTTTTCAAAACGATCCCAAGCATAATAAAAACTTATTAAGCTACCAATAACAGGAATGGCTTTAAAAGCAACTGTACCAACTCCTCTAAACAAACCACCCGCTATCTTTGGTATTAGTGTTTTCCAAGCGGCTGGAGCGGCGGTAGCACCAGCTTTTACTACATCATCACCAAATCCAAGTTTAAAAATAGCTTTTAATCCACCTTCTAATAAATCACCAAATGTTGTAAATGCTTTTCCTACCAAATTAAAAAACCATCCACTTGTTATTTTGAGTCCACCCATAGTAAAAAATTTTCCAATACCTTCTACTACTCCTTCAAATTTATCAAAGACATCAAGATTTAAATTTAATTTAGATTCTAACCATGGCTTAATGTGTTTATCCCAAAATGCAGATATTAATAATGCACCAACACCACCAGCTAATAACAATGCGCCTAATGTTCCTAGTAATCCACCACCACTATCACTTTCTTCTTGTTCTTCTACTCTATTACCATATCTTTTTAAATTTTCTGTGTTTATTCCACTCATAACCCCACCCAATTTATCTATGGTTTCATCTGATAGTGAAACAGTTGGTGTTTTTTCGGTTAATGTTTGCTGTTCTGATAAAGAATTTCTAGTAGAAATTGAATTATTACCATCTAATTTTAAATTCAAATCCAATTTGTCTAAATTCTTTTTAAGAATTTCTTCGGATTTCTTTTTATACTCATCTCTTAGTTCTTTTAATCCTAATGGATCATTAATATGTTTTAAAACATCCTTACTAGATGTTGGATCGTCTATTTTTTTTCCTATTTTGGAATAATAATCCTTTGCTTTATTAAATGTTGGTGTTACATACCTATCTTTAAAGTCTTTTTTTAAATTTTGTAAATAATCTATAC